GATGGTGTTATATAAACTAGAAATCATCTGATTAGTGTTTATATTATGAAGATTTAAGGTTTTAGCTACTGACTGCCCTTGACTTCTATAACTAAATTGAAATCTAAATTGTTTTGCAGTTTCTGCACTATACCCAAATAATAAAGAAAACTCAAATTTATTACCTACATTATAAGTGCCTTGAGATTTAAAGTTCCTGAAATTTATTAAATATTGAGTTGATGCAGTAACGTTGTGGTCTTCAGTATCATTTGCTGCTATTAATATATCATACTTATCTCTCCTAACATCATACCCTGCATCATTACTAGTCCCTTCATATACATCAGTTACTTTACAGACTCTATATATACCACCATCATTTGGTAGATTAACTGGCTGATGAGGTAAATACACATAAGGTCTACCACCACCACCATAAAGGTTGTCTACAAAAATTCTACATCTATGCACACTTATAAACTCACTTGGTAGTTCATGTTCACCTAAAGTTGCATTCTCTAATATTGTTTTTCTAACTAGAGCATCTCTCTCTTGTTCTAAGAGAACGCCAACTTCTTGTTGTGTAATTTTAGCGTCATCATTTATTTGACCACCATTTACAATCCTTAATACTTGTTCTACTATCTGTCCTTTTAGTGCCATTATTGTTTCGTTTCTAATACTTTAGCTGT